CTATCGCGGAACAGGTGGCGCGCTTAATTTTGCAGGTTTGCAAGCATGACCGCTTGGAATCCAATTTGGCTTGTTGAAATAGACGGTGTTTCCTACACCAACGCCATTCTTGCCAATTTAAAAATAACAAGCGGACGTCGCAACATTTATGAGCAAGCCCAAGCGGGCTACGTCAACATTGAATTGTTGGACGTAGATCAGGCAATCATTCCCGTCAACATCAATTCAGCAATAGGCGTTTCAATCCAAGACACGTCAGGCACATTTGTCCCAATCTTTGGTGGCAACGTCGTTGACATTGGGCTTGAGGTCAGAGACATAGGCAATGTCATGTTCACTCAAACTTATTCAATCACGGCATTGGGGGCATTGGCGCGGTTGCCTAAAGTTATTTTTACGGACGCATTGCCACGCGATTTTGACGGCGATCAGATTTTTGACGTATTGCAAGAAATCTTGCTTTCCCAGTGGCAAAACGTGCCAGGGGCATTGACTTGGGCAACCTATGACCCAACAGAGACTTGGGCAAATGCTGCCAACACAGGGTTGGGCGAAATTGACCGCCCAGGCAATTATGACCTTGCAGCCCGTGGTGGTGGGTCTGACCCTATTGACGTTTATTCATTGGTGTCAGCCTTGGCAACTTCAGGGCTTGGGTACATCTACGAGGACGCCCAGGGTCGAATTAGTTATGCCGACAGTACCCACCGAAGCATTTACCTGGCAACAAATGGTTATGTTGATCTTGATGCCAATTACGCCCGCGGCAAAAACTTGCAAATTCAAACCCGCGTTGGAGACGTGCGCAACAGTGTGACGATTCGATACGGCGCAAATTCACAAAATGACGTTTCAGCAAGTGACCCAGTTTCAATTGCAACTTACGGTGAACTTGCCCAAATTATTACAACGACCTTGCACGACGCAGCTGACGCCAACGCACAGGCGGCGTTTTACCTGGAACTTCGTGCCAACCCGCAACCTATTTTCAGCCAAATAACTTTTGACCTTACTAACCCTGAAATTCCAAATGTTCAGCGTGACCGCCTGATCAACATTTTCATGGGTGAAGCCATTGCATTGACCAACTTGCCATTGAACATGAACGCGGGAACATTCCAGGGGTTTGTCGAAGGTTGGACGTTTCAGGCGTCATACAACCAACTTTCGTTGACTTTGAACGTTTCCCCATTGGCTTATTCGTTGCAAGCAATGAAATGGGACGACGTCCCAATAACCGAAAAATGGAACACCGTGTCGCCGACTTTGACGTGGGAATCTGCCACAATAGTGGCGTAGAAAAGGAGAAAAAATGGCAAATCCAACAACCAATTATGGCTGGGTGCTACCTACACCAACGGACTTGGTGACGGACTTACCAGCCGACTTTGACGTGGCATTGCAAGGCGTTGACACCACAACAAAAGCCCTCAACCCTTCAACAACACTTGGTGACATTGAATACAGATCATCAACCGCAAACACAAACACACGACTTGGCATTGGTACGACTGGACAAGTGCTTGCAGTTTCAGGTGGAGTACCCGCATGGACAACACCGTCAAGCGGGGGAATTACTTTAATTACAGAAACCGTTGCAGCCGCCAACACATCTATTAGTTTTAGTTCAATTCCGCAAATTTACAAACAATTATTATTGGTATGGAGTGGAATTTATCACACAGTGGCAGACAGTGAATTTGTTTTGCGATTTAATAATGTAAGCACAAGTTCTTATGCAGAAGGTTACATTGTCGGCGCTGCTTCTGTTACAAGTGGACAAGGTACTAGTGACTCTGTTGGGCGCGCAGCAGCCTTTAGAACTTTTGGAGAAATTACTTCATCGGCTAACCTAAATGGTGGATCAAAAGGATTTTTACTTATTGACAATTACACATCAACGGCAAAATTAAAACCTTATGAATTAGTAGGTTCTTACAGAGAAAGTGGAGTGGGTCGCAACTTTGCTTATTCAGGGTCAGGAACTTTTGATTCAACATCTGCAATTACAAGTTTGGACATTGTGCGAACCTCAGGAACTGGCGCAATGACAAATGTTACAAACACATCTATTAGATTGTATGGGTTATCCTAATGAAAAGTATTATCAATTGTGCAACAGGCGAAACAACAGAACGTGAATTAAATGCTGATGAATTAGCGCAAGCCGCTATTGATGAAGCAAATTCACAAGCGTTAAAAGTCGAAACCCAAGCAAAAGCAACTGCCCGCGCAGCAATTCTTGAACGCTTAGGACTGACCGAACAAGAAGCGGCGTTGCTACTCTCATGACATACCCACAAGGTACAAGCGCACGGTTGATCGAAGTCGCCGCAGCCGAAGTCGGCACCGTTGAGGAAGGCGACAACCTGACCAAATACGGCAAATTCACAAAAGCCGACGGTTTGCCGTGGTGCGGTTCATTTGTCAATTGGTGCGCTGATCAGGCTGGAATCAAAATTCCGTCAATGGTGTCAACCGCCGCTGGCGCACACAAAATGAAAGAAGTTAGCCGTTGGTCAAACATGCCCCAACTAGGTTCATTGGCGTTCATGGATTTTCCACATGACGGCGTTGACCGCATTTCACACATTGGAATTGTTGTTGGACTTATTGACAAAAGCACATGTTTAACAATTGAAGGAAACACAAGTGGAACAGGCGATCAGCGAAACGGCGGCATGGTTATGGTCAAGGTTCGCAGTTACGCGCCAGGAAAAGAAATTGTTGGATTTGGGGTTCCAAAGGTTGTTGCATACAACGGGGACTTTCCAAAAATAGAAATACCTTCGGGAGACAAACCAAAGAAGGGCAAGAAAAAATGAAAGAAGCAAAAGCACTCGCAGCGTCATGGGGTCGTTCATTCATGGCTGCCGCATTGGCGTTATACATGGCAGGGGTCACTGACCCAAAGACTTTAGCAATGGCAGGGGTCGCAGCCGTTGCGCCAGTGATCTTGCGTTGGCTCAATCCAAATGATTTAAGTTTCGGGTCAAAGGGGAAATGATCGGAAAACTCACGGCGGCATGTCTAGCGTTTGCAATAACGTTGGGCATGTCGTCTTGTGGGTATCAGGGCTGGACACGTTATGAATGTCAAGAATGGGAATTTTGGAATGAACCACAATGCAAAAAACCGCAGTGCGTCCCTACTGGAACATGCACTGAAGACATCATTGGAAAGGTCTACACACAAAACCAGCCGTCGTCGTAGCCCTGAAGACGTCCACGCCCAACTGATTTTGATAATTGGGTCAACCCTGGCAGCGGTGTTTTTGATCGTAACCCTGGGCATAACCTACGCGCTCATTTTTGTAACCCAACCAATCGGCAATCAAGCACCAAACGACGCAGCCTTTATTGATTTATTGAAAACCCTGGCAATTTTCTTGACGGGTTCATTGGGTGGGGTGCTGGCGGGTAACGGACTTAAATCCAAACCAAAGCCACAAGACACGCCGACAAACACGCGCGATTCTTGACCTGGCGCGTCTCATGCGTCATTCTGAATCCAGGTGGTAGTGGTTACCGCCTAGATTCGGGAGAAATCAAATGGTACTTGATCTACTTGACCCAGCAACATTGGGTCGCGTTGTTGGCGCGGTTTGCTTAATGGTTTTGGCTGCCGCCTATGGATACTCAAAAGGACACAAAGACGGAAGCCGTGAAGGCTACACACGCGGGCGCGCAGTTTCACGCCACATTGCTTCAATTAACAAGGGGGCAAAATAATGGGTTTCCTAGATAATTACGAGGCAAGCCGTGAGCGCCTAGAACGTTGGAATCGCACATTTCCTGACGGTCGAATTGAAACCCGCATTGTCGAATTCAGCGCTGAAAAGGGTTATGTCTTGGTTGAAGCCAAGGCGTTCAAAAATAGCGAAACCCTGGCGCCAGCGGGCATTGATTACGCCTACGGGTACCAAGGCGCTTACCAGCAAAACATGAAGCGTTGGTTTGTTGAGGATACTTGCACAAGCGCAATAATGCGCGTTCAGCAATTGGTCATGGGCGGTGCCGAAAGATCAACCCGTGAAATCATGGAACAGGTCGAAAAGGTTCCAGCAAAAATTGCAAACGTTGACACCAACGACTATTGGACAACAAAGTTTGGCGATTTGCCAAGTTACAAAACGGCGGCTGAAGCCGAACAGGCTGGAATTCCGTCACTTGGGTCATCAATGGACGAAATAGCCAAGCAATTGGGTGGTGAACTTGTAGCCGAAGCACCGCAATGCTCACACGGTCACCGTGTTTGGAGAACAGGCACGTCGGCGAAAACAGGCAAGGCGTGGGGTAATTATTCATGCGTTGAACGTAAGCCTAAGCAATGCGAGCCATTGTGGTACGTCATGACCAGTTCAGGGAAATGGCAGCCACAAATCTAATGAGTGACTACATTGAACTGATCAATCCAGTGACGCGAATCTGCCAATTACTCAAAAACGGTGAAATCGTCGCTGAGTACAAAATGGAACAATGCGACAAATGCAGCATGTTGGCTAAGGTTGATGAATTTGGTTATCAACGCGGGCAAAAGGGTGAAAAACTTTTGTGGTTCTGCGGTGGTTGTAGATGAAAATTAAGGTCAGCCGTGCCGACGAAATCACATGTTTGAAGGCAGCAATTCAATTTGTCGAAAACGGTGATGAAACGTTGGACACGGATAGACGTTACAACACTGCAGTTACCTTTTACGAGCGAATTTCAGAATTGGCTGAAACAATTGCAAGTGAGTGGGTAGTCGCCCGTCACTTAGGTTTCGACTATGACCCGTTTGAACCAAAGATGAAAAAGAAGG